ATCGTGCCCGACCTGCAAAGCCAACGGAATGATTCAAGGTCTTTTCTACCAAATGCCATGCTACGACTGCAACGCGACTGGCTTGGTCGACAACGAAACAGGCGAGGCTCTGGCGCCCGAGGACATGGTAATTCAGCTGCGTTTGCGCTTGAACCGCCAGCGTGAAGAAAACAACGAACTGCGCCGCCAGCTGCGAGAGCAGGCCAAACAAGACAACGGCCGGGGCTATGGCCCTGGTGGTCAGCGATACCACGGAGATTAATTGTGCTCACACGAAAGACTCAGTTGCGCAGCAAGGCACAGCTCAAGGCCAGATCACCGATGAGGCCCGCCATCTCAGGGCGTTCAACGCTCAAATCCAAGGCACCTAAGCGGAGTAAAATCAGACTTAGCGCTAAAGATGAGCAATGCCTTGTGCGTGTACCAGGTGTATGCAACGGCAATTCCGCGACCGTGGTGCTGGCTCATCTGAACGGCGCCGGCGTCGGCATGAAAAGCCCCGACTGGCAAGCGGCTTACGCCTGCAGCGCCTGCCACGAATTTCTGGACGGTGGTTATGCAGACAGTGGAATTTGGCGTGAACAGCGCGACCTACTCCACCTGCAGGGTGTGATCCGGACACAGGAACGACTGATTGATAAAGGCTTCATTCAAATCCAGGGGCAATAGACCGCTATGAGCAAAAACACCGAGCAATGTGATGTCGCCCATTTTAATTGCGGACACGATCTTCGTCTGAGGCCCGGGGCACCTTTTGAGCTCGATTGCAAAGTACCGAACTGCCTGGGCGAGTACGCCACCTTAGATTTTTGCGGCGTCAAATACGACGACGACAAGCCCATGATGGACCTCATCCCGCCCCATATGGAACTGGAAGTGGCCCGGGTGCTTACCGTTGGCGCCAAAAAGTACAGCCCCGACAATTGGCGCAAAGTGCCAGATATGCGCCGCCGGTACCTCGCAGCAGCCAAGCGCCACATCAATGCGCTGCAGCAAGACATTATGTGTGACGATGAAACTGGCCTCCATCACGCCGCGCACGCTGTGTGCTGCCTGATGTTCCTGGGTGAAGTGGAGCTGGAAGTTAACACTGACTGATCGTCCCAACGTGAACCAGGTACACCAAACGCGGAGTTGATATGGCGGAGCAAAATCGCAGAACGGCACAGCAGACCCGGGCGCGGGAATTGGCACAGCGAGAGGTCGACCGGTACATTGCTTACGTTCTCCGCGAAGATACTATTGACCAAATATCACGCGAGAGCCGCAGCATCATGGGCGCGTGGTCTGACTTCGAAGGCCGACCACCCTCTGGCTCTGGCTTCAGTGAGATTTGCCCGCTGGCGGATAAAGTGGACAAGATTAATCGACAGAAAATGCCGCCGGAATTCATTCTGGCCTATGAACGAATTCAGGCCATGGCTGAAAGATCACCACTCCGGGTAACCGCTCTATGCGTTGACCGTGCGTATCGCAACCGCATCAAGGTCGCCATAGACCCGTTCACAGAGCAGCGCCTCGAAATTCATTGGAATGATTCAGCCTGCGCAGAGTTGCTGAAATGCACTGTCAAAGTTTTTCAGCGCCGTGTTAGCAAGGGTTATTCTCAGCTGGAGTGCATCTTGGGCTTTCGGGTGTCCGAAGCCGCTTAAGCACTAGATGTTGACACCAAGGGTCCAGCAGGTACACTATGTTGTAACTGGTAAAAACTACCAACGAAAACCGCCCTCACCCGAGCTGGCGGTTTTTTTGTGCCCAAATTAAAGCATCGTTCTTCCGGAGCTCGTCATGGTTCGACTCAATCAAATCATTGATGAGCTGATCGAGCGGGAGGGCGCTTTTGTCGATCACCCTAACGATAAGGGTGGACCGACGATGTACGGCATCACCGAGAAGGTGGCCCGGCTGCACGGCTTCGACGGCCCTATGCGGCACATGCCCAGAACGCTGGCGGTCTCAATCTACAAAGACCAATACTGGTCCGTCCCGAACTTTGACCGCGTTGCTATGATCGACCAAGCCATAGCCGAAGAGCTGCTGGATACCGGTGTGAACATGGGCATTGCTTGGCCCGGCATATTCCTTCAGCGCAGCCTGAACGCACTGAACAATCAAGGCACGCACTACAGCGACATCATTGTTGATGGCTTGGTTGGCAATTCAACGCTGGCGGCATTGAAAGACTTCCTGGACAAGCGCCAGCGCCTAGGCCAAGCGGTGCTACTTAAAGCGCTGAACGGCTTGCAAGGCACCCGCTACATCGAATTATCAGAAAGCCGTGAGCGCAATGAGTCGTTCGTGTTCGGCTGGTTTGATCACCGCGTTAACTTTTAGCTGTGAACCCACCAAACCGAGACTTTGGAATGCCATTTGGATCGCTTGACCTGACAAACAGCGCCGGATTCTGGACGTTCCTGGGCTCCGTCATAACCGTTATCTGCCTGACATTTGTGCGGTTGCTGATGATTCTTCTGATTGGCAAAACAAACCGAGACACCAGCCTTTCAGGCAGGGAAGACAAGTTTTTCAGCCACCAGGCTGATGAAATATCACGCCTGAGCGCGATGGTTGCCGGTCTTGATGCCGCGCTGAAGAACCAAGCCGAATTTAACAGGCTGGAAATGCAGCGTGAGCGCGATGACTGCAACGCAAAAATGCTGGGCCTGAAAGGTGAAATTGAAATTTTGAAGCAGCGAATCACTAACGAAGAACAGAGATAAGCCAAAGGGAATCACCATGAAAATCATTAAATCCGCTTTGATAGCGTTAATAGTGCTGGCAATGACGGCGTGCTCAACGCTTGAGCGTATCGAGTCCAGTTCAATTTCCTCACAACTCATCACCAGCCAAATTACTCTGCGCTTTATTGCCGGATCGGATGACCCCGTTGAGCGTGCCGCTAGGGTGCGCGATGTCGTGGGAAAAGTGCGCGGCGAAGTTTCTGCTGAAAAGGTCTTTACGCTGGCGGATCTTGATGAAGCTGTACGGGCTGAAATCGACTGGCAAGCGCTGAGTGCAGCGGACCAGGAGCTGCTGAACTTCGGGCTGACCAAAGCCAGCGCTGCGATTGCCGAGCTAGTTGGCGATGGCGTGATTGACCCTGCCGGCCAGGTAACTGTGGCCACCCTGCTGACCTGGATAGATCAAGCAGCGCAGCGGGTCCGGTAATGGAGAAACGCCCGTTTCGCCTAAAGGCTCAGCCCCGGTTCTCTGAACTGCGCTTTGAGTATGTGTCTTCCGGTCAGTGGACACTGACCAAACCGTTCATGTATTTCGGGGACAACATTAACGTGGTAGTTCCGTCAGGCTTCACAACTGACTTCGACAGCGTTCCCCGGATCCCATTGCTGTACGCCGCTTTCAAGGGCTACACCACCCAAGCCGCAATCACCCACGATTATTTATACCGCTCGCAAGCCGGAAAATCTCAGGCCGACAGCACGTTTTTGGCTGCGATGAAGCACGAAGGCTTACCCCTGCGCCGCCGCATGCCGATTTACTGGGGCGTGGCTCTGTTTGGCGGCCCTACATACAAGCGACTCGGAAGGAAAGCCCTATGACCACCATGCAAAGCACTAAAAAGGTCGCAAAAAACAGCGGTGAACTCGGCGGCGCAGCTATAGCCATCATTCTGTCAAAAGTGGCAAACGCTTACGGCATCCCGATCGGCGAGACAGAGGCGATTGTTCTCGGCGGATTTCTAGTCGGCATCGGCTCCAGCATTCGGCACCTAATCAAAGACTGAGGCGCACACCATGAGATTTGCAGCTTTTTTAATTGTTGGCCTGATGGTCACATTGGCAGCCCACGCAGACCCATCGCCATCCGAGCTGAGCTGGGTAGCCCCCGATACCCGCGAAGACGGTAGTCCCCTGTCCCCCGATGAGATCAAAGAGTACCGGGTGTATTACACCGTGGACGGGCAAACGCCGGGTGATAATTATCCCGTTGTCGTGAGTGGCACGGCCCAGAGCGAAACAGTGACGTTGGAGCTGATGCCCCGAGCCGCGCCCTATGTTGTGGGGTTTGCTATTACCACCGTAGATACCGATGGGGTTGAGTCTGTGCGCTCGGATGTAGTCAGCAAGACCTTCAACGTGGATAGCACCGCGAAACCTTCTGCACCGACTAACATTCAGTTTACGATTATCTGTGGTGCAGGCTGCACGATCACTGAAAAAGTAGGGCAGTGACATTGGTCAAATACTATCTTGTGCCAGTCATTGAAGACCCAGAGCTGGGCGGCAAGATTCCAGACACCGCCGCGACATCGTGGACGGCTCGCTATCTGTCCGACACGGTTTGTCTGATTCGTGATCCAGACGGTTCACAGAATTACCCGACGTTGCTGGACAGCACACCTGTCGGAACTTTGCCGCTGGAAGTTCAACCGACAATGACACCCGACGAGATAGATATTGTGTATGTCAAGTGGGGCATAGAGCCTATGTCGTTGTGGAGTATGTTGGATGACCGAGTGGGGGGCGTCTAATGGCTCAGTATTTTACTGATTTTAGTGAGTACACCATTGGCGAGGTTCCGGCAGACTGGACCGTAGAGTGGGGTAGTGTTGCCAGAACTATTGTTTCTGGAAACCCAGAGTCAAGCTCTACTCAGTCTTTGCTTGTAGGGCACACTGGATCTGCATTTTCGAGAAACGCAATTTCTTGGTCGGATGTGCCAGACGCTGCGGCAGTGTCAGTTTTTTGTAGGCTTAATTCTGATTTTAAGTCTAGCGGGACTGATAACGGAATAGTAAGCCCTGTTATTTGTGGGAGAGGTTCGCAGTCAACGAGATCAGGCTACTACGCTTTTTTAAGAGGCAGCAGTTCTATTGATCTAAAGCGGGCAAGTAATGGATCTGTTTCAACTGTCGCATCAACCACAACAATTATTCCCGACCTTCTAAATGTCGATTTAAGTGTTGAGTTATCAGTAAGCGTAGCCGGCCAAGTTGAGCTATACGTGTGGCTTAGTTCAGACGCCAAGCCGGCTTCGGCTACCTTGGCTTATACAGATCCCTCTCCTCTTGCCGCCGGTTGGCCAGGGTTCCTAGACCTTTCTGATTCGGCCTATAATGGCTCAGAGCTGTATTTCTACGGAGTAGGCACTGACGGCGATTCAGCCCTGACCGCACCGATACCAACCGGCCCAGCTACCCCCACCAACCTCGGCGCTACTAACATCCTCACTACTTCCGCCCGGCTTACTTGGGAGCAAGGATAATGGCGATAGACGTACCGCAGGCTGATAAAGACGCGCTGGTTGCCTTTTATAACGCAACGGGTGGTCCCAGCTGGACGACTAATACAAACTGGCTAGTCACAGAAGGTGTGGGTGACTGGTACGGGGTGACCGTCAGTGGTGGGCGCGTTACTGCACTAGACTTAAATAGCAATAACGTGGTCGGGGCGGCGGGCAGCAGTTTGTCGGCCCTCACCGCGCTCACAACTCTGTATTGCTACACCAACTCGCTCACAACACTGGACGTATCCGCGCTTACGTCGCTGACATCTCTGGAGTGCGGGCTCAACGCAATTACGTCGTTGGATGTTTCAGCGCTTACCTCGTTGACATCCCTGTGGTGCTACAACAACGCAATGACAACGCTGAATGTGTCAGGCGCTACCTCGCTGGGCACTTTGGACTGTGCAAGCAACTCAATTACCGTTCTGGACGTTTCAGCGCTCACCTCCCTGACGTATCTAAGTTGCTACAGCAACTCGATTACCACGCTGAACGTGACCGCTCTCACATTGCTGACCAGCCTGTCTTGCTACGACAACGCAATTACAACTCTTGATGTATCAGCTCTCACCTCGATGGCCTATCTGTACTGCTACACCAACTCGATCACAACACTAGATGTATCTGGCCTTACCTCGATGGAGGTACTGCGTTGCCAATTCAACTCGATTACCACGCTGGATGTGTCGAGTCTTACGCTGCTAGAGGCGTTGTACTGCCAAAACAACTCAATTGCGACATTGAATGTGTCCGCCCTCACGTTGCTGACTGGACTGTACTGCCACGACAACGCAATGTCGTCAGGTGCCATAGACAATATACTAGGTGGGGTAGATTCAGCCGGATCGTTTAACGGGACGCTTCAAGCCGACGGCACAAACGCAGCTCCCTCAGCGACAGGTCTAGGCTATAAAGACGCCCTAGTCGCAAAAGGCTGGGCAGTGACAGCGAGCGAGGCGATTCCACCGTCATACACACTCGAATGGCGGCTCGTTGCTGGTCCGGGGGCGACGACTACTGTAACTGGCATCACCGACCCGTTCTATGATCTGGCAGGACTGACTCAGGCAACCCAGTATGAGTCCAGGGTACTAGAGACTGATGGAACCACACCTTCTGCGTTCTCGGCGTGGTACTCGTTTACCACTGCATCAGCGGGCGCAACAGTAGAGCCAGCAGCCGCAACCATAACCGTTACAAGTCAAGGCCCATCAATAGCGACCGGCGCATCGGTAACAACGACAACAGCCGCGGTTACGGTTCAGGCGCTTAACCCCTCGGTTGCGGCAGGCGCATCGGTACAGCCAGTAACAGCAACAGTCACCACGACTGCTTTAGACCCCGTTATAACGTCAGGAGCATCGGTCAGTCCGACACCTGCAACGGTTACAGTCTCAGCCCAAACCCCTTCAGTTAAAGCGGGCGCATCTGTAAACCCGATAACTGCTGTTGTCACAACCACTGCATTAACCCCGTCGGTCGGCACAACAACAGAGATCCAGCCAACAACCGCTGTCATTTCAGTGCAAGCGCTGTCGCCGGTAGTAAGTGCCGGCGCTAGTGTATATCCGGCTCTGGCAGGCATAACAGTATCAGCGCCAGATCCACAAGTAAGCGCGGACACTACGACAGAGATCAAGCCAGCTACGGCACAGATAACGTTAACTGCGCCTGACCCGAAAGTCAGTACCGGTGCGTCAGTTACGGCTACGACTGCCACCATTACCGTTGCAGCGCCAAGCCCATTTGTGGGTGTCAGCACGATCATACGACCCACTACTGCGAGCATTTCAGCAGCGGCCAATGATCCTGTTGTTTCGTCTGGCGCTTCTGCCAGCCCTACAACGGCAACAATCAGCGTTCTTGCGCCAAACCCAAAGGTCACGGCGGGCGCAAGAGTAAGACCGACTACGGCCACAGCTTCAGTGATAGCGCTAACCCCGACGGTTATTGCCGGTGTGATCGAGTATCGCCGGCAAGTGGATATCACTGGAATCTATCAGACCGCAGTGGACATTGAAGGGATTTATGTTAGGAGGGTGTCAGTTTGATAGCGCCAGAGTTTAGCGATTTCCAGATATTGCGAGGCCAGGCGCTGGATATAAATATATCGGTTCCGGGCGAGGCAGATTTATCGGCAGCCATTGTTACCTTCGGTCTGTCTGGGTCATACAGCTCCACATATATCAAAACCCTAGAAACCAGCAAGTCTGCGCAAGTTATTACTGCATATCTCGACAGCGAAACAAGTAAGGGTTTAACAGAAGACCGGTATTACTACAGCTGCTGGATTGAAATATTAGGCGACTACACTCCTGTGGCGCGTGGCTACATAACAGTTAAAGACGATTCGAGGACTCAATAATGGACTTTTATAATCACACCAAGAAGTTGTTCGCTGAGGGCGCCTACACTATTGCCAACCTGAAAGTGGTACTGGTTAGCGGCTACTCTTTCCTGCCATCCGAGACTGCGCTAACTGCTATCACGGCTGCCGAGGTGTCTGGCAATGGATGGCCTGTCGGTGGTGAGGTGATTGCTAACGCCACTTTAACTATCACGACAACCGATGATGCAACACTTGACGGCGATAACATTAGCGTAACGGCAACAGGTGGCGACATTGGCCCCGCTGACGCGCTGGTTATTGTGGATGCCACAAGCGGCAAGCCTCTACTCTACTCTGTCTTCCCATCCACTCAGACCGCTGGCGTTGGAACACCTCTTCTTGTCACCTGGGCTGCGGCCGGCATTGTTCAGTGGGCCTAAAGGATAGGCGCTAGTGGGCTCAAGGCCCGCTAAGCCGTGCGCCTGGCCAGGATGCAATGCACTGGTATCGGGCGCCACTCACTGCACTGCACATGCCCCTGCAGCTGCAGAGCGTAGAGCCAAGCAGATCAAGCGATCAAACAAAGCTTACAACTCCGTCAGGGACGTGTCAGACGCACGCTACAAGCAAGAGAAGTGGCGAAGGCTGAGCATCTACTACCGCCGCCTGCATCCACTGTGCAAGCAGTGTGAGCTAGAAGGCCGCGTGACAGCCTCTCGCATGGTGGATCACATCAAGCCAACCAAGACCCATCCCGAGTTGTTCTTTGAGTGGAGCAACCTGAGAGCGCTCTGCAACCCCTGCCACAACCGTGTAGGCGAGAAGGTCGGACTGACCGGAGGCTAACACGCGCACAGGGGGAGGGGCGGGTTAAAAGTTCCAGTAAAACCCTTCCCGAACGTCGGGGGGAGCCATCTTTTTACGTCCGCAAAATTCAGGTTTTGAAATGGCCAGACCGCGCACCCCCACGAACGTGCTGAAAATGAAAGGTTCTTTTGCAAAAGACCCTCAGCGCGAGCGTGAAGATCCAGATACCGAAAAGCTAAAATCGTGCCCTCTGCACTTGTCGGCTGCTCAACGGGAAATCTGGAAAGATCTTGTGAAGGCTGCGCCTAAGAACGTCATCACGGAAGCGGATCGGTTTGCGCTGGAAATATGCTGCGCCCTGCTCGATCAATTCCGGCTTGATCCGGTAGAGTTCACCGCGGCAAAGCTGGTTCGCCTGGAAACATTGCTGGGCAAATTCGGCATGACGCCATCCGATCGCGCCAAAGTGGCCGGGCCTGTCAAGAAGAAGGCTGGCGGCAACGCATTCGCTGACCTTTAATGGCTGCAAAAACAGTCTATGCGAACGTTGCGAAGGCGGAAGCCTACGCGCGCGACGTGATATCCGGCAAGATCGTTGCCTGCAAATGGATCAAGCTGGCCTGCAAGCGTCACATTTCGGATAAACGCAAGGCTCGTAGTAAGGCTTACCCCTACAAGTTTGACCCGGCCAAGGCTGAGAAGGTCGCCAAGTTCCTGCAGCTACTGCCCCACACAAAGGGTAAGTGGGCCAGCAAACGCGAGCGCATCACCCTTGAGCCATGGCAGCTGTTTTCAGTGTGCATACCTTTCGGCTGGATCCAGAAGAAAGACGGCAACCGCCGGTTCCGAACCATCACGGTTTTTGTACCCAGGAAGAACGGCAAGTCAATCATCGGTGGCGGTGTTGGCGTTTACATGTTCGCTGCTGACGACGAGTTCGGCGCCGAAGTGTATTCAGGTGCAACAACAGAGAAGCAGGCATGGGAAGTATTCAGGCCCGCAAAGCTAATGGTAGAGCGAACCCCTGCCCTACAAGAGCACTACGGCGTAGAAGTGAACGCCTCGAATATGTTTCGAATGGAAGACGGCTCGCGCTTTGAGCCTGTCATTGGTAAGCCTGGCGACGGATCAAGCCCGTCCTGTTCCATTGTCGATGAGTACCACGAGCACCAGGACAGCACACTCTTCGACACAATGGAAACCGGCATGGGTGCCCGCGAGCAACCGATAATGCTGGTGATTACCACAGCAGGTTCCAGCATTGGCGGACCGTGCCATCTGCTGATACGCGACTGCGAGCGGATGCTGGAGGGCGTGATTGATCGCCCGGACCTGTGGGCCATGCTCTACACGATTGACGAAGGCGACGACTGGACGGACGTGAAATCACTGCTAAAGGCCAACCCCAACTACGGAATCAGCATCAGCGGCGACTTCCTCGAAGCGCGTCAGCGCGACGCCATGCAATCAGCAGCCAAGCAGGCTACGTTCCGTACCAAACACCTGAACGAATGGGTCGGCGCAAAGAATGCCTGGCTCAACATGCTGCGCTGGAAGCAATGCCCGGAGCGCAAGAGCCTCAGCGAACTGGAGGGCCGGCCCTGTTACATCGGTCTCGACCTCGCCAGCAAGGTGGATATTGCCGGCAATCTGCTGGTATTCCCGCCCGTTGATGGCGACCCCCTCTGGCACGTTCACGGCAGGTACTACTTGCCAGAGGCCAGGGTAATTGAGGAGCTGGACAGCAACACCGGGCGTTATCGAGAGTTCGACGCCTTGGGACTTATGACGCTGACTGACGGCGAGGTGATCGAGTTCGAAGTTATCAAAGAGGATCTGCGCGAGTTCTCCGGTCGCTTTGATGTGCAGGAGGTTGCATACGATCCTTGGCAGGCCACGCAACTTGCGCAAGAGATGCAGGCCGAGGGGATGCTCATGGTTGAGGTTCGCCAAACCGTGCAGAACATCTCCGAGCCCATGAAAGAGCTGGAGGCGCTGGTGCTTCGCAAGGTCCTGGCGCACGGCGACTGCCCAATTCTGACCTGGATGGCGAGCAACGTGGTTGCCAAACTGGACGCGAAGGACAATATCTATCCAAACAAGGAGCGGCCCGAGAACAAAATCGACGGCGTTGTTGGTTTGATAATGGCGCTCAGTCGCGCAATCAGTGCAGAGGATACCGGCGACACCGCTGGATTCATCACAAACCCGATCATGGTAGGAATCTAATGGCCGAAGACAAGAAGCCCGGGCGAGTAAAGAGCGCTCTGCTGAACTGGCTGGGTGTGCCGGTCAACCTATCTACAAAAGGGTTCTGGAATGATTTTTACGGCACGTCCAGTAGCGGAAAGGCAGTTACGGTTGATGGGGCCCTGCAGCTTTCGACTGTGTGGGCCTGCGTCCGGCTGCTGAGCGAAACCGTATCCACGCTACCCCTAAAGCTGTATCGCCGCATGCCAGACGGGTCAAGGGAGTCGGCGAGCAATCACCCCCTATACCGCGTCCTCTGCGTTAAACCCAACGCCGAAATGACGCCCGGCCGATTCATGTTAGCGATCGTGGCAAGCCTGGTGATGAGGGGCAACGCTTTCGTCGAGAAGAGGTATGTCGGCACTCGGATCGTTGCCCTAGTTCCGCTGCTCCCTCAGTTGGTAACTTATGAGCGGCTAAAAAGTGGAAAGCTGGAATATACACACACTGAAGATGGCGTAAAACGGATCCTGAGTGAATCCCAGATAATGCACATCCGCGGCTTCGGCATGGACGGCGTGGCCGGGATGATGCCAATTCATGCCGGACGTGATGTTATGGGAGCCGCCATGTCTGCTGATGAAGCCGCTGCTAAGTTCTTCGAGAACGGCATGCAGGCATCAGGCTTTCTGAGTCAGGAATCCGGCACTCTTACGACTCCTCAACGCGAGGAGTTGCGCAAGAGCTTGACGTCTTTCGCAGGTTCTAAGAACGCCGGAAAATTGATGGTTCTGGAAGGTGGCTTGAAATACCAGGGCGTAACACTAAACCCCGAAGCCGCCCAAATGCTGCAGACTCGCTCCTTTCAGATCGAGGAAATCTGCCGGTGGTTCCGAGTTCCGCCAATGATGGTCGGGCACATGGAGAAAGCTTCCAGCTGGGCCAGCAGCGTGGAAGGTATGAACCTGCAGTTTCTCACCAACACATTGCGCCCGCTTCTGGACAACATCGAACAGGAAATAATCCGCTGCCTTATCGGAGAAGCGGAATCGGAAAGCTACTACGCCGAATTTGCGGTAGAAGGTTTGCTCCGCGCAGACATGTCTGCTCGGCGTGAGTGGTATGCGAGCGCCCTGCAAAATGGATGGATGAGCCGCAACCGAGTGGCTGCGCTTGAGAACATGCCGCCGATCCCTGGTGGCGATATCCATACCGTGCAATCAAACCTGATCCCGCTCGACCAGCTTGGCAAGGCGCCAGGCGATAGCGAACAGATGCGCGCCGCGCTTTCTGCCTGGCTGCAACCTACCGACAAAAGCCGGACATCCGGCAGCTCTGGAGAATAGCCCATGACATTACGAAGCCTTCCGGCAGCGCCGGCGGGGCGTCCGCGCACGGGCGTTTCTTTCGACCTGAAGCCGCAGGCCCTGGAGCGCTGGAACCCCAGCATTCAGGCAGCACAGGATGAGCCCAACACTATCTCTATCCTTGACGCCATTGGGTACGACGACTGGACAGACGAGGGCGTTACTGCCAAGCGAATCGGTGAGAGGCTTCGCAGCTTCGGTGGCGAAGACATAACCATCAACATGAACTCCCCTGGTGGAGATATGTTTGAAGGTCTGGCCATTTACAACATGCTGCGCGAGTACAAAGGCAAGGTCACCGTTAAGGTGCTGGGCCTATCTGCTTCTGCCGCATCAATCGTTGCTATGGCCGCCGATGAAATCCAGATTGCTCGCGCTGGTTTTTTTATGATCCACAACAGCTGGACCGTGGCTATGGGCAACCGCCACGAGTTCCGAGAGCTGGCCGACACGCTGGAGCCTTTTGATGCCGCAATGGCCGACATCTACTCCGCCCGCACAGGGGAAGATGCTGAGGCAATGAAGACGCTGATGGACGGCGAAACATGGATAAACGGATCTTCCGCTGTCGATCAAGGCTTTGCAGACTCCATGCTCACATCTGACGAAGTAGATCAAGGCGGCAGCGCCTCCGCGAATCTCGCCGCCGCTAAGAAGCTGGACCTAATACTTGCAAAGCAAGGCATGCCCCGCAGTGAGCGGCGAGCCCTTATTCAAGAAATCAAGTCGAGCACGCCCAGCGCTGCTCGGCCCGGTACGCATGACGCTGCCGAAAACCTGGCCGAACAGGCCGAACAGATCGCCGAATTAATCAACGCTTTTCGCGCGGATAGCTCGGCAGCAATCAAAGCAATCGAGGATAAATATCATGTCTGAATCTCAAGAGCTGCTGAACAAGTTCAGCTCCGAGCTTAAGTTGGCCTCCAGCGCTTTTAGCGCCCAAGCCGAAAGCGCCCTGGCCGAGGCCAAAAAAGCTGGCACTCTTTCAGCAGAAACCAAGTCCTCCGTCGATGAGATGGCGATGAAGTTCAACACACTCACCGAGGCAGAGAAGCAGCTAAAATCCCAGCTTGGCGAGCTGGAGCAGGAGTTTGCACGCATGCCCGCGCAGAGCTCCGCAGGTTCTCGCGAAAGCCTGGGTTCAACGGTTGTTAAGTCTGAAGCTCTGGCCGAATTCGCCAAGAGCTTGCAGGGCAATCGCCGCGTCAGCATTCCGGTAAATGCCGCCTTGCTGAGCACCGATGTGGCCGAAGGCGTTGTTGAGCCTCAGCGCTTGCCCGGCATTGACGTTGCGCCTAAGCAGCGCCTGTTTATTCGTGACCTGATCGCGCCAGGCCGCACCACTTCACCTGCTATATTCTGGGTGCAGCAGACTGGATTCACCAACAACGCAGCTCCTGTTGGCGAGAACCCTGCTGGCGGCAAGCCCTACAGCGAAATCACTTTCGATACCAAGATCACGCCGGTAACCACTATCGCGCACATGTTCAAGGCATCGAAGCAGATCCTGGATGACTTCGCCCAACTGCAATCCACTGTTGATGCAGAAATGCGTTACGGCCTGAAGTATGTGGAAGAAGCACAGATTCTGTTCGGTGACGGTATCGGCGTGAATCTGAGCGGTATCGTTCCGCAGGCAAGCGCTTACAGTGCCGCATTCACCCCTGACGCAATGACTCAGATTGACGAGTTGCGCCTGGCGATGCTGCAGGCTCAGCTGGCACGACTACCCGCGTCCGGTCACATTCTGCACTTCATGGATTGGGCGAAAATCGAGCTGAACAAGGATACGCTCGGCCGCTACATCATCGGCAACCCGATGAACCTGGCAGGCCCTAGCCTTTGGGGTCTGCCTGTCGTCGCCACCGAGATTGCCGCATTCCAGGGCAAGTTCCTGACCGGTGCGTTCCAGACCGGCGCTCAGATCTTTGATCGCGAAGAAGCCAACGTGGTGATCTCCACCGAAAACGCTGACGACTTCGAGAAGAACATGATCTCGATTCGCTGCGAAGAGCGGTTGGCGCTGGCAGTAAAGCGCCCCGAGGCGTTCATCTTCGGCACATTCACACCTCCTGCCCCGTAACCCCACCTACAGCCAGCCCTTAGCGGGGCTGGCTCTCAGGAGTAACACATGAAACTGAAAGCACTTAAGCCGTTCTGGAAGTCGGGCATTGTGATTCTGCCCGGTGAAGATTTTGAAACGCACGAGCAACACGGGCGCGAGCTGGTCACCCGCAATATTGCGCAGGCAGCCACAGAAGATCAGGCGCCGGCAGAGAAGCCCGCCCTCAAAAGCAAAGCCACAAAAAAGGCTAACTGATTATGTCCGTGATCAGGATTGAGATCGCCATGAAGCACTGCCGCGCTGATGAAGACGATGAAAACATGGTGCAGACCTATCTTGACGCGGCAGAAGATTATGCAGCCAAGTACCTGGGCCGCAAGCTTTACCGCGACCAGTCGGTGCTCGATGCCGCCGTGCTCGCCGAGACTGCCGGAGATGATCCTGTAGCGCTTACGCCGTCGATTGAAGCGGCCTGCCTGCTTATCACCGGGCACCTGTTTGCGCACCGCGAGGATGTAGTGACGGGATCTATCGCCAGCGCCTTACCCCGCGGGTCTGAGTACTTGCTATTCCCCTACCGCGTAGGGATGGGCGTCTGATGCGGGCCGGTGAACTGCGCCACCGCGCCAAAATCCTGGAGCTTGGCCCTAACCTGGGCGTGTCGGTAATCGCGTCCACTTGGGTTGGTATAAAGGCCAAAGAGTCAGCCGATCCGCCCATGGCGACCAGCCTACGCAGCCCCGCCAGGGTAGAAATTCGCGCACGTTTCAGCGCCAAACTGTTTCAGGGCCGCTACCTGCGTCACCGTGAGCGGCTGTTTTACATCACCAGCGCCCGCGATCCGGTAGGCGACAAGTCAGAACTGCGCATTACCGCTGACGAGCTGATCGGCTCGCCCGCCACTTATCACCCGCAAGGCTTACCCTCGGTCCAGTGTCGAGCGCTGATTCAGCATGAAGCGCCCTGGCTTGACGAGTTCGGCGCCGTGACTAGCTACAAGACCCGGGCCGAAGTGGCAATCATTGAGACAGGCCGGGTTCAGGTAGGCGACCAGCTATCACTGTCTGGCGTCACCTATAACGTCATTGCTTACGCAGACGGCTCGGATGATGGCGTTTTGCGAGGGCTGTGGCTGGAGGCTATCTAATGCAGGTATCGGTCAGAACGTTAGGCTTTGCAGACGCGCAGCGCAGGCTACGCAATGCTGGCAGAAGGCTCGAACCGGTACTGCGCGGCACGCTCAATACCACGGCAACGAAGACCCGCACCGAGCGAATCATTAAGCCAATGAGATCAACCATCAAAGGCAAGCGTCTGCGCCAGGCGCTGAAGATCAAGCGGGCCAATACTCGCCGCACAGAGTCGAGAATCATCCCATCTTCCTCGGGAATACTGATAGCCGAGTACGCGAAGTGGGGTTACGACTCCATCGACGCCACCAGAGGCCGCATTTGGGTGATGGGTCCGAATGGCAAGAAGCTTGCAGCCGGCTTTGTTAACCCTTCAAGCGCCGGACGTAAGCCGCTAATCAGTCGCGCATTAAAGCGTGGCAGAAAGGTTCAGGGAGCCATGGGGCCAAGCGCCGCCTACTGGTTCAAGCAACTGTCAGATAGGGCAACCATAAACTGGACAAATGCTTTTCTGCAAAAAGAATTTAAACGTCGCGTTGAAATCGAGCTGAGGAAAACATGAGCAAAGCCACCGACCTGACCGATGCCATAGAGACAGCGCTGGCTGAAATCACCCCTGGCGCGTTCAATACCAATATCAGGGCCGTGTATGGGATTGGCGACGTAAAGCCCGACAAGGCTCCGCTGCCGTGCTTGCTGGTGCGCATTGAATCCGATGAAAGCCTGGAGCGCGTCGGCGTAAAGGTGAAGCGCTCGGCCCAGTACCAGATTGAAGGCGTATTCCCGCGCACCGCGACCTTGCAGGAGCTTCAGTTATGCCACCACGACATTCTAAAAGCGCTGGGCTATGGCCAAAATCTTCCCGGGCGACCGCTGAAGCCGGGATGGGCTGGCGACGATATCGCCCAGTTCGACCTGAGCGGCGACGGCAGCACGCACCGAACCGTCACGGCCATGATTAGTATTGAGTACATCGAAACCTATTAACCCGAATCATTAAACCCCAAGCCCGCCATGTGCGGGTTTTTTGTGACCAGAGGAAAAACGCAATGGCTAACTACGCATACATGGGCAAGGGCATTGTGTCCCTCACTCCCGAAGCAGGCGGCACCCCGCGCGACGTGGGCAACGTGTCCTCGCTGCAATTCAACCCCAACGAGAACATCATAAAACAGCCGAATTACCGTACAGCCGGCGGTGGCAGTTACGCATCAGTCAGCCGTGTCGAGTCGGTGGAGTTCAGCGCCACACTGCACGACTTGAGCCCGGAAAACCTGGCTATGGTGTTGTTTGGCACTGTGACTAAAGCCGGTAACGTAGCAACCATTGAGGCGCTGACCACTGGAGCTCAGACTTTTAAGATGGAATTTGCCGGCGTCAACGAGGTGTCAACAGGCCGCACGGTCACCGTGACCGTGCATCGGGCCAAGATCGGCGCGGCTCAGGGTTTGGGCTTCATCGGTGACGACTTCGGCGCGCTTGAGATTACCGGCGAGGTGTTGATTGATACCAGCATCGTCACTGAAGGTCTTTCGCAGTTTTTCAAAGTGGACATGACCCTTGATCCGGAAGACGTGCCAGCGCCTTAATATTGGCTCTCGCTTCCAGCGGTGATACATTCCTCCCTATCTATCAGGGAGGAATGTATGGCTATTATCATCTGTAAAGAATGCAACGGAAAGCTGTCGAGTAGCGCCAAGGCTTGCCCACATTGCGGGTCAAAGGGTAATCGAAAGGTTGGCCTGGTAGGCTGGCTCGCTGTTTTGCTTATCGTGCTGCCAGGTGCATGGGGCATAGGAAAGGCCATAAACGCCGACCAGGAGTCGAGCATTGCGCGCGCGAGTGAGCCGGTGAAGCCTTCAGACACGGAAGACCGGGGCAGCACTACCGCCAAGGAAAGCTGCCGCAATATTTCAGAGTATGCGAAGCAGGTGATGATAGGCCGGCAGGGAGGAATGCTGCTCTCTGAAATGCCTACCGGCGACAATTCGCTGCTGGAGATGGTGATGATCAGGGCTTACGACCAGCCCAGATACTCCACGGAAGCGATGGTTAAGAGAGCGATTGTTGACTATCAGAATCAGATATATCTGGAATGCATCAAAGAGGCTTCCTGAAAGCCTAAACATCAAACACAAAGACCCGCTCCGGCGGGTTTTTTATTGCCCGGAGTAAAAGAATGACGCACCAGATCCTGTTTCCCGAAAACCAGAAAGTAAGCCTTGGCGGCAAAACCGTTGAGATTAAGCCGGTGCGATTCGTGGACTTTGAGAGATTCGGTAAGGCGGCAGGCAACGCCATTGCTATGGCGGCAAGCCAGACCACTGAGCAGCTTTATGTATACGCCAGCAAATCCGGTGTGCTGCTGGATATTCTCGGCACCAGTACAAGCTTGAGCCGTTGGGCAATCAAGCGCCTACCTGCAGCCGTGGCAGTGCAACTGATGTTTGAGGTGATACGGGTCAATAAGGATTTTTTCGAGCAAGCCCTGGTAAGCGCGGAAAGAGCGCTGGCTGGGGCGTAGTTGTTCAGCAGCTTATCAGTGCTGGGCACCGGCTCGAAGACGTGAAGCAGTACACCCTGCCGCAGATTCAGATGTTCGCCAAAGAGGCAGGCAAGCGTGATGCTCAATCGCTGCGCTACATGGCAATGGCGGCCCGGTCCGCCAATGCAAAACAGCAAGATTTCGACAAAATGATGAGGTCACTCGATGGCGGGGAAGATTAAGACGCAGCTGGTCATCGAGGGCAAAAACAACGCATCGAAGGCTTTTAAGCAGGCAGACGACCAACTGCTAAATATTAGCTCGGCGGCGAAGAAGGCCGGCGCCGCGCTGCTGGCTACATTCTCAGTGGCGGCTATAGCCGTTTGGGTAAAAAGCAGCATCACAGCAGCCGATCAGGCCCGCAAGACGGCGCAATCTATCGGCCTCACTACCGAGTCGTTCACCGGCCTGCAGTTCGCAGCTAGCCAGTCCGGAGTTGCTACCACCGAATTTGCAGGGGCGCTTACCCGCCTGAGTCGCTCGCTGTCTGACGCGGCAACCAAGGGCGGCATACCGGCAGATGTATTTGCCCAGCTGGGCATTTCCGTGCTCGATGCCGAGGGCAATCTGCGCTCTGCCGACACTGTTTTAGCGAACCTTGCCGATACGTTCCAAAATATGCCGGATGGCGTCGAGAAAACAGCGGCAGCGGTAGAGCTTTTAGGCCGATCCGGCGCCAGGCTTATCCCGCTGCTGAACGGCGGCTCCGAAGGTATCAAAGCGCTTACCGATCAGGCTGAACGGCTGGGGCTGGTTATCAGCGACGAACAAGCCGCTGCTTCCGAGCGATTTAACGACAACATCGCGGCCATGGGTGGCGCCTCAAGAGGTGCGGCCAACACGATAGCGGGCGAACTGCTGCCCACGTTAAACGAGATGAGCGGCCTGCTGCTTGATGTGGTAGAGGATGGCGAATCGGCGCAGATCATGGCGGACGGCCTCTCTTTTATCCTCAAATCGCTGGCCACCGTAGTGATAGCGCTCAGCACCACTTTTTCCAACTTGGGCCGGGCCATAGGGGGCACCGCTGCCGCTGCCGTCACTGCCGCCAAAGGTGATTTTGCAGAGGCCGGCCAGATATTCAGGGACGTTACCGCCGACAACGAGAAGGCAACGGCTGATGCCGAGCGGCGAATCAAGAAAATATGGGATGGCGGCTTTGCTGATGCCGGCAGAACGGCGGCTGATACTGTAAAGAAAATGCGCGAACTGGAGGCTGGCGTCCGCGAATCAGCGGAGCGATCAAACAAGGCATTCGCCGACTCCTACAAAACCATGTTGACCTCGGCCAAAGACGCGCTAAAAGACCTGATAAGCGAAGAAAAGAAAGCCCTTAAAGACCTGGAAGATCTGCGCGAGAAGCGTGTTGACATCGAGGAGCGATACGCCGGCATTATCGACAGATTCAGCGGCGGCAATGCAGACTCCGAGCCATCCTACGCCAAGGCGCAGGATCTAACGGTAGCCTCGCGCCGGGCACTGGTAGATGGCGACTTTGAGGGTGCATCTAAGAAGGCACAAGAGGCGCTGAAAGTCTTAACCGATTTGGCAGACGCGGGTGAAAACACCTATGGCTTTGCCGGATTCGTCAAGCAACTGAAGGGCATTGAGTTAGCCGCCAACGATATCGAGAAGACCGACGCCGAGGCCAAGCTCCAGTCCATCACCGATAAAGTCGCGGAGATGAACACCAAGATTTCAGGGCTGACCGAGTTCGATATCAAGCTGGAACTGACCGAGGCAGAAAAGCAAAAGATCATCAGCCAGATGGAGGATTTGCGCAAACTGCTTGGCCAACCCATTCCGATACAAGCGCAGCTTTCTGGCACCGCAACGGGAATAAAGGGTTTTGCTGGAGGTGGGGAGATTATAGGCCCAGGAACCGGCACAAGCGACAGCATGGTTATAGGAGCGTCTAACGGCGAGTACATGATTCAATCCGCCGCCGTGCGCAAGTATGGGGTTCACCTGCTGGACAACATCAACACTATGCGCTTGCCAAAATACGCGGAAGGCGGGCTGATTGGCACCTCTTCTGAAGGCTCCAGCAGCGGCTCAACTCTAAACCTATCCCTCGACGGTCAAAACTACGCGCTCAACGGCCAGGCAGATACCATTGCCGACCTCGCCAGCGCCGTCCGCAAAGCCAACCTAAAGCGCAGGTAATCCATGGCACAGGTCATACTCGGCGGTATACCCGTCACGCTTGAAACTGGCGAGCCGCAGCACCTTTACAGCTACGCCGGAGGTCGCACCGATGTTCGGTTAAGCCAGGGCAAGCCGGTGGCCATGCGCAGCTTCACCAAGCGCCTGATAACCATCAGCGGCACAGGCTGGGTTAGCACCGGGCTGGACTCTTTAAATTGGGACAACTATCACGTACTGCAATGCGCCGTACCGCTGCGCGTGTCCGGCCCCTCGACAAGCCTCACTATCACAGCCGATAGCCGACCAGATGAGCCTGTACTGGCGCAAGCGCTGGTTTCTGGGCAGTGGGTCGGAACTCCGGTAGCCATGACCGGCAGAGTTGGCGACATTACCCCCGTAACCGGCGCGACCATGTACACCTTAACGTGGTATCCGCAGTTTACGGTGCTGTGCGAGCCGCCCGACGAGGGTTACGGCTCCGGCGCCGTGGATTGGCAAATCGTTTGCAGCGAGGTGTAGCGCGTGATTAATAGCCAGCCTCTCAACAGCGGCCCAATTAACAGCTTTCAGTCCGCAGCCGCCGAGCCCATTCCTCCCGCCGTCGTGATTGACCCTGGCCCCGGCTTTGTGTGGCGCTGGATCGCTACGCTGGGCGGCGTTGATGTGTCGGACAAGATCACCGGCCAGGTGCGGATCGAGGCGCAGGAAGACGGCGATATGGTTGCCGCGCTGGATTTGTGGCTGGGCGATGAGCCTGTCAGCATTTACAGTTACACTGGCCAAACCCTAATCCTCGACTTTGTTGTGCTTGGCGACCCCGAGGTTATCAGCCGCCGATTTACCGGGCAGCTGGTACAACCAGAATTTGACGTGCTCACCCGCGTACTATCCTGCACCGGAACCACCCGGCTGAGCGGAACCTTTGAGGCCAAAGAAATTGCCGAGATTGACCTATTCGTGGGCGGTAGTTGGTCTGTGGATGTGTTTGAGGAAACCGCCGGCCGTAGCCGATGGGATTACACCAAAGAGCGCATGAGCACCCGCACCGCAGGGCTCAGCGCAGACCGTTATGGCCAGCCAAGAATAACTCCGTGGTATTCGCAGGCCATCGCTTACGAGTTCGGCCCCGGCAGCACGATTTATCAGAGCCTGGACGTTGCGCTGGCCTCGCTGAGCGAAGCCACCAACACCATTGAGCTCGAAATTGATTACCGCTTCCCGCGCTACCGTCAGCGCAATATGAGCTACAGTTGGATCAACCCGTTGACCGGGGGCAGCGATGGCGTTACGGGCCTGGTTAACTGGCTGGACGCAGGATCTTCCGAGCTACCAGACATTGAAATGATTGCGGTAGCCGTTCAATCCTCGGGCTGGTTTTTAACGTCGGCGGATTGGCAGCGCTTGCCGGGTAACACTACCCTGCCAAGCGGCGCTGTCTGGCTTAACAAGTTTCTGGACCTGCTGCTGGGCGCTGACTTCTCAACCGCTATTCGCTGGTCACAGCGAGCCGTTGAGCGCTACATCGTGCGACTGGAAGTAGCCGCGTCCATCGCTTCCGTGGGCGAGGTTATCGCTCGTGACCGCGTTGTGCTGGATACCGAAACCGATTCCGACCGGCTTTGGGAACAGAGTGGAGAAACCGAGATAGCCGGAAGCGTTGTGGCGTCTGGAGATTACCCGGTTGATACACTCCCCCGCCGCGACCAGACACGACTGGACCTTGCCGCCGATACAGGCCTACGCCGCGCTCGCGCTCAACTGCTATCTGCGCAGCGCGGTAACATCGTGAGCTGGCAAGTTCCGCTGGCTCACGCGCTCGGCGTTGATGTGGGGCAGCGGCAAAGGCTCAGCGACCAAGGCGCAACCGTCACCGGCTCCGTAGTCGCGCTCACTGAAGAGGCCGACACAGAAACCGGCTCAGCGCTGCTGACCATTAGCATTGCAGTCAGCCAGGGTGACGCCTCGGCGATAGCGGATGTGCTGCAGCTGCCAGACGCTCCGGTATTTACCGACGATACCGCGCCAACCATCAGCGGCATACTGCCGACGCAGCTGATCCAGAACTCCAGCAGCCCGCCGTATGACGAAGCTCTGCCCGGATTCTCTGGCGCCTACTCCATTGGCACATGGAACCCTGCGGATCGCTACCCTCGCCGCTTTGCCGTGCCTACGCCAGAAATACCTGCGCAATGGCGGGATGAGATCGTTGCAGAGCAGCCGGTAATTATTCGCATAGCGCCACCCGTTGATGAGTTGGAGGTTTAAACATGGCCGCACCCACTGAGCGCACGGCACGAATGCGTGGAAACCTAACATCACGCGAGCAGCGCCTCACTGAAAGTTTAATTACTGGCCTGCAGGAGTTGGCAGAGCCAGAACGGCAGCCGCCCAAGCTGTCTCGATCCGAGCCAAGGGGCGCCATTCCTTCGGGCCGCGGCTATGCGGAATCGAACTATCAGCCAGGCACGGCGACCTCTACCGGGGGTGGTATTGCCAGTCCTCTGATTGAGGGTGAAGTGCCGCCGCCCGCGCCAGATAGCAACCCGACGCAGGATATGACTGCCGAGCCAAATCTCGATCGCCTGTATTGGCCGCAAGGGCTCAAGAGCAGTGACGGGCTGTTCGTTCTTCCCTCTATAAAAGAGCTGGTTATGCGTGATGCTAACGGGGCGAAAGTCGTCATACTGCTGGCCGACCCTGACCCAGAGGTGGCACCCTGATGAGCAATGTTCCGCCGTGGGGCTGCCCCTATCATGGGCTGATACAGGACAACCAGCTGACGCTCCCGAATGGCGACACATTACCGTGCCGTCAGCCAAACGGCTTTAGTTTTGAGCGCGGGCATACTCACCTTGTGCAAGTACCTGACGCGCCAGAAACAACCCGAACAATTGACGAGCTTGCCGAAGATACTGCGAGCGGCAGGCAGTGGCTTGACCAGGCCTTGATATCTGGCAACCAGATCCACGGGGTTTATATCGGCAACGGGGCAATGATTTACATTGCACCGGACGGTAGCCGGTGGCTGGTTAACGCCAGCTTGCATGGCAGTAATGCGGGCACGACAGCCTCCACCGTTACGCTCCGGCGCTTTGGCATCATCGGGGGCGAGCCGGAAGAGTACACCTATGCCGTCCCCGTACCTGATCTTTCAGCGGAAAGCGCTTATCACGGAGTTCAGCCTTCTGTCGTTCAAGTTCGTATGTTCCATGCCCACCCTCAGGGCAAAGCGGCAGTTTTCGGTCTGTTTGCGAAGTTGGTTAACTATATAGAATATGCCGCTCTGGCCTGGCTGGAGCTTTCTTTGAGCGGACCGGCAGATGATTGCCTTATTGGTATCGCTTTGATCCGAGATGCAGCCACTACGGATGGGGTCTTGGCAGAGCTTGACGACTTTGGCTCTGTGTCTCAGTTTACACGCTGGCTTGTGGCAGATTCCGTTGAAACTGGCAGCCCTGCCAGCGCATACCCTGCTTGCTCCGACAGCTACCGGCGCGACATAACTTATTCAATTTCATCAGATAGCGCTGGATCAATTCAGCAGATATCAGGAATCCTGACATCAGGCGCACAAGTAGCGCGGCGGGTTCAACAGGGGATTATCATCGGCCTGCTGTATACCGAAATGGGCACACTCCAAGAAGTAACCGTTGAGGCTCAGCTCGAAAGGGTGATAACCGGGGGCGCTCTTACGATCACAAGCACCCCCTATGTGCTGGCTTATAACTTTACCCCGGGGGACGGGGTGTGCGTTCAGCAGATTACGCAAGAGCAGAATGGTGAGGCGACTGTTCAGCAATCAGGTACATTTGAGTACACCACCACCCTGGTAGTTCGCTATGGTGGCCAGGAGATTACGCGGCAATCGTTGAAGGATATTACCAACAGCACATCCACCTTTAACTATACGCGGTCAGCTTCGGGCGAGCCCACCGTGGCTCTTGGGTCACGCACCAGCTCCCACCAGTCCATCCCAGGTGCAAGCGGAACAAGCAGCATAGAGCCAGGCCCTGGATGGAGTAGCTTAATTTCAGGCTCGGTCAGGGGAGGTATGGACTCTAGGATTTATGCGCTTGAGATTTCCGCCATCGCATTCTGGGCTAGTTCTTCCAACGGGGAAGTCGTACAAGGCGGCCAAACAATTCGACTTATAAGGCTCAGTAATGGGCTTTATAGTTTTGTAATGATTAGAAGGGCCGTCGGCGAATTCCTAAGCCGATACACGTACCTGGCTGATGCGGGAACGCCTTCTGGCCCTGTAGTTTTGGAGGAATTGACCACCTTCAGCAGCAGTTCGCAAAGCACAAATCCAGTTCCACACGGCAGCTACAACCCCATAACCGGGCAAGCGGTAAGAGCCTTTAACCCTGTTTGCTGGACCTAACACCGGAGCACTCATGAACTTTATTAACAACTACTCCCAGCCCATTGCCCTGGCATTGGGAGCGACTTCTATTGCTTTGGATCTACCCGATGGCGAGTACAGGCTAACGCTAACCGACAGCGAGACAGCAAGCACACGATGGGAGATTGTCGGCGCTGTGGTCGTCAGCGGTACCGCTACACTTCAGCGCGGCCTTGAAGGCACTGCGGCCCAGCCGTGGCCAGAGGGAAGCGTTATCTATAGCGCCCTGACAGCAGGATTGATGCAGATCATATTTGAGAGGTTGCTGCCAGTTGGCGGAACTGCTGGACAGCTGCTCAGCAAGCTATCGGATACTGATTTTGACGCCCAGTGGATCGACGACCCAAGCCTGCCAAGCTTTAGCGGTGCGCTGAGCGGGCGCTTGTTCGTAGCCTATCTTGACAGCGACGACAGCCAGCTCAAAGCGGCAGTGATTGACCTTGCAGCTGGGACAATCGAACCGTCTGCGCCATGGATGCTAGCATACACAGGCGCGGCAATTGGGGCGGCAGATTACGACCAGACCGTCAGCCTGCTCGCGGCTTTCCCGAACTCAAGCAGCAAGATTCAGATATTCCAAGGCCCAGAGTTTACGGCCGGCGCTACCAGCAGCGCGGCTGGGACGGGTGGCGGCGTAGCATGGAAGCCTGGCGGGGCAATGCTTGTAGCGGTAACAAGCGGCGGCGCAGTTATTCCCATGACCTACAACGCCTCATCTACTCCGGAGCTTCAGTTGGTGCTTGGCGGGACAGGCGAAATACCGGGTGTTACTCCAAGCGTTATGTCGATGTGGTCGCCCGACGGGACTTATCTCTACGTTCCAACTGGTAATGGTATTCAGCGACACAACGGCACAACCTTTGCGCTGATTGATACCGTGCTCGATGAGCAGATTTTTCAGTTCGCACTCTCGGCGGACGGATCGACCGCCGCCGTGCGCTCTTACAGTTTCAGCACATACGAAGAAAGCATTCGAATCGTTGAAACCTCCGGCTGGACAGTGCTCGCCACCTTCACTGGTTACGCCCAGGTGAGCATAGGAGGCGATATGACTCAGCGGATGGAGTTCAACCCGGCAAACTCTCAGGAGCTTGCCGTTGCAGTGCAGGACAGTATTGGCGGGGTTGATGCTGCCTGCGTGATTCTTAATACTGCATCACCTGGTACCGAGATAGTCATCAGCCCCGCAGTGGATTACGACCCCGGAGTGTCTTCAGGCAAGCAAGTGGCATGGAGCCCCGGCGGCGACCGGATTTACGTAGCAACCGACGCAGGGCTACATAGCTACACTGCTGCCGATTGGACTTACGCTGGCACACTGCCAAACATTAATGCTGATGCGATGGTAGCGCTGCCGTAAATTAGCACCCTCACCTGCTGTAATATACAGTCCGCAACCCATTGATTGCGCTCTTATGCGCTGCCTGCGCTTTATGCGCCATTTTTAAGCCAATTTTATTGATTTATGGCGCTTTTTCTACGATGCACTATCGCCTTGACATGGCAGAGGCTCAAGCTGCCAAATCGTCAATTTACAATCCAAAATGACTATGCAACCCTTTGATCTATAAAGGCCCAAAATCCCTATTTTCCGACGCTCTCAAAACACCGATTGTTTATGATTTTCAGTAGCTTGCTGTGGGTGTCATCCTTACATGGGGTGCAAGGGGTCGTAGGTTCAAATCCTACCGTCCCGACCATATTTATCAATTGAGGCAGACACTTACGAGTGATCTGCCTTTTTTGCTTTTGGGCCATCCAAAACAAATCCAATATAAATCCAAAACCCACTACTCTGCCGACACCTCAACCCATCGAATCTCATCGTGCCCGCTGTCGTAATTGCTGGTCATTTTCGCTGTTGCGTGGCCGGCCAGCTGCTGCGGATCTTGCCCGCTATCTTTGTAGCGCTTGATACCCAGGGCGCGGATCTCGTGAAATGTGGGTCGCTCGCTGTCCGGCACACCATCAAATAACTCCAGCCCGTCCCGCGCTTCGGCAAACGCCCTGGTAATCATCTGCGGTTTAACCTGGGTCCAGTGCTGCATGCCTGCTCGGTCTTTAATCTTGCGCTGCGGTCGCCGGTGAACCAAGTACGGGCTGACCAGATCGGCCTTGCAGCGTTGAATCACTTTTCCAAGCTTTGGCCCAACGGCAATGGCCAAGTAACCGGTGTTGTACTTTTCTGTTTTTTCCTGCACCACCAACAACCGGCCACCTTGCACATCTGCAAACTTCATTCGGGCAACGTCACCGCGTCGCTGCAGCGTAATAAGCGCCAAGTCCATGGCGTTCTTCGCCCATGCCGGGCATTGATCGTGTATCGCGTTGTACTGTGCTTGCGTGAGCCTCTTGCGGGATTTTTTCTCCCGCCGCTTAAGTGTGGCCTCGGCGGGGTTGTCTGGCCTCAGCCCGCGGCTGATGGCAACTTTGAAAAGGTCAGCCGCCACTTGTCTAACCTGATTAGCCGTTCGAGCCGTGTGATGTTCGAGCAGCTTCGCCACGTCCTGCACATCCACATCGGCAACCGCGTTATCGCCCAAAGCCGCGTTCAACTTGCGGATCTGCACTTCGTACATCTGCAAAGTACTAGGCTTGTACTCACGCTCGGGAGCGATGTTATCCATAAACCATTCCGCGTGCTGGCGGATCGTCACATGCCCGAGAATCTTGGCCACAAAATCGCTGTCAGGTATCAGTAGAGCATTAAGCTCTTTAGCGTCTGCGATAGCTTGCACCCTGCTGACGCCCAAGCCGTGAAACTTACCTGTAACTGGGTGGCGATACTGGTACGACTTTCCGCCATTGGCCGGATAAAGGTTTGCCGGCAAAGGTTTGTTTGCTATTTTTCGTGGCCGGGGGCTCATGCTGCAAGTATCCGATTAACAAGTGGGCTTTTTGACACCTTGATCTTATCGAGATCGATATAATAAATGGAGCCCCACTTTTGCCCTGGCAGATCGCCTTCATCTATGAGCTTTTTGAGTGTTTTCATATCGGGCTCGCTGCCTTTTTCAAAATAGCGTGTCCGGAACTGGGTTGCCTTTATCAGCTTCATCCCCTCGCCCTCCGCTTAAAATACCAAACCCCATTCTCAAGCCGGATCTTCACGCCCTGCTCAAGCAACGCCCGAGCCTTGCGGGCATTGCAGCGATACCATGCGCGCTTACTCATTGCTGCCCCACCCATCATCAGAACCGGAAAACCGCAGGACGTGCCCCGCAGAAAGTGCACGAGAGTGGGCGCACTCAATACACAGCAGCCCGCCAAACCCGTCCTGCTTTGGCTTTATCTTCTGCCAAACATGCTCCGGAACCCAATAGATGGCCTCATATTCTGCGCTGCAGCTATCGCATTTTTCACTCATCACCACCTCCCGCCTTGCGCAACTCGACCAACTCACTCACACCTTCCGACATACGAGCGGATACGCACTGATGCAGCGACTCATCATCTGACGCCTGGCCCCACGAGAAACCCTGCTTAGCCCCGTTGGCGTAATGCAGGTCGCACATCGCATCTTCTCTGTGCTCAAGCTCAGCCACCCGCGCCCGACTCCGATCGAGTTCTTGCACGGTCCTGTTGAGCCAGATAGACATCTCTTTAACACGCCTAACTGTCAGGTGATCCTCCCTTAAAGGCTCACCAGTCCACCCAGCAACATGAGCAGTGACACGATGAATCTCTAGTAAGTCAGCATGCACTGACTGTAGCCGCGCCTGGGCCTGCTCAAGCTGACCCTTTAGCTGATAAA